TTCGGTTGGCAATAGCCCGACGCGTGGTCGTTGAGCCTTTCGTCCAATCTGTGAAACGTCCCGTGCATCGCAATACACGCCATGCACGTTGTCGGGAGCATCGCGCTCACCCATATCCAGCCATCTATGAATCTCGCATTCGCCCTGTACGCAAGCAGTTTCGTGTCTCTGCCTGCATACGCAATCGCCGTTCGCGCCGCCCTTCTCGTCCAGACAAGCCCAAGCCCCATCATACGCCTGAACACTTCAATCGCAATCCCGACTTTAAGCCCCGTATCCACTTTCTCGGCCACATCTTTGCCAAGCGTGGTGAGCCTGTCTTTTTCCAGGTACGACAAGAGCGGAATGACTTGCTCCGCTTTCAGGTGAATCTCAGTTTCCTTTTTCGTTTCGCGCAGCGATTGTTCTACCGCGCTGATGCTCGCGGCCTGAATCTCCATATCGGCCCACGCTGCGTATCTCCCGATCTCACGTTCGATGATCGCTCGAAGGTCAGGGGAACCCGCCATGAAGTACGCGTAGAGCTGCTGATACACCAGTCCGTATTTCGCGACCAGCTTCTTGTCAAGCTCAGAATCCCTCGACACTCTGCAAGAACCTTTCCGTGGGCGACGCGTCCGCCTGAATCTCGGTGGACAACATCTCTAACATTTCCTTGATTTTCTTATCAGAGTATCCCGCTTCTCGCCACGCCTGTTCACGCGGGATTTGCAGTTTCTCACGCTTGATGGAAATGATCTCAGCAAGTTCTCTTTCGTTCCTGACTTCTGGGTCTTGCCATAGCGTTTCAATTTGTTCTGTCTCGTCCAGCTTTTCCCCAACGCCAAACTCATTCCACACTTTACGAGCCATGGTCATTACATCTTCCCACGTATTCCCGAACGAGATCATACGGTCTTTGGCCCGCGAGATGACGCCGGACTCTTGTTGTTTCAGCGTCCCTTCCGCCGGCGAGTTCCCTGATGCCTGGAAGTACGAAAGCGGCGTCCTCGATGTTCTGGCGATTTCCACCACGAACGACTCCACCAGCTTGATAAGCGGCTCCAGGTCTTCTCCGGGGATGTAGTCAATTGCCACGCTCTCGTCGCCAGAGGCCGGTTTTGTGCTGTAAATCCACGTTCCCGGCGTAACGTTAAGCCCTGTTGGGTCATCGCCTATCATGGTGTAGATTCTGAATGCCGTCGTATCCGCCGCGCCAAGCAGGTCAATGATCGTCTTGTTCAACGCGTTCTGCAACGTAATGGCATTCTGTAGTTCGGACTGCCCGAAGTTGTAGCCCTGATCCAGGTTCTTCAGGTGGAATACCGGAATGCCAAGCGGCTCGCCATGCGGGACTTCTCCTTGCGTCCACCACAACGGCCATGTCTTGTCTCTGTCTGGCTGGAATTGCCGGTAGTCGCCCGCCTCACCATCCGAAATCCACTTCTCGATGCGATCCGGGTAGTACCGATTCAATCTCCGAACAGTTCCCGTTCCCGCGCCACGCGTGATGCGCCATTTCTTCTCTGCGAACTCCATCTCGCCCCGGTTTTCGTCACTGTAGCAAGGGTCAATGCCGTCGCCATCACAGTACGCGGGTTCGTAGATCAGCTTCGGGTACTTCAAGCCCGGCTCTACCAGAATGTATGCGTCGCCATCCCGCACACACGCTCTGTGGGCCATGACCTGTTTCTGATCCATGCGGTTAAGCTGCCACCACTCCCACAGTTTTTCGCCCTGCGTCTTCGCGTCGAATCCCCTGACGCGCAGTCGCTCCACAAGCACATCCACAATGATGGGCATGTAGTTGTCGCGAAATTCCTCATTCGTCTTGAGCTGCAAGAATTTCCGCATTCTCGCAGTCAACTGTGTGTCGTGGGTGCCTTCGTAGTATTCTCGATAGGCGCGGTAGTTGTCATGCCGCGTGTTGTCCTGTTCGGCGATCCAGTTCATAAACGAGATCGCCACGTCTTGTTGTGCGGTCACGGGGATTTCATACATAGCTCACTATTCCTGGTTTTGAGTATTCGACACGGGAAAAAGCGGCTCGGAACGCCAACGCCCTCGCTATCACCGTATCATCATTCAAGCCTTCCGGCGCGCTATACTGGCTCCTCCCCGTTCTGGTGACAGTGCGCTCGTATGCTTCCAATTCCAATGTAGCCACGGGAATGTCCAACCACTGACACTCCACTTTCTCAAGCCCCAACGCAAGGTTCTCGATCAACGGCATCTTCGATGTAGACGTAGTGTGGAACGGCACCACAGGAAGCCCCGCACGTTGCAATTCTTCAATCACCGGCTCTCCCATGGAGTTCGCTTCCGCCTCAATATGCGAAATGCCCCACTTTTCAACCAACGCCTGCAATCTGCCTCTCTGGAACGCATAATCAATCTGGTTGAATCTGTCCAGCTCAAGCTCCTGTCCGCAGTCCTGACAAATCACGCTGATACACGTCCAGTCATTTTGTTTGGCCCAATCAACTCCACAGATGATCCTATGCCCCGCGTGATCTTCCGGTTTCGACTCTGGCGCATTCAAGCACGCCTGAATATTTCTGAATACCGCGCCCTCGTTCTCAAGGAACTCTGCCAGCACCTCTTGTCTGAATGACGACTCAGGCATGGTGTTAAACATGTTCTGAATCTCAGCGAAGTCCACAGCCGGATTTTCATACGGATGCGGCTCGCGGATCAGGACGCCGTTTTCAACTCGACAGCCCAGCGTAGGAATCTGCCACGCCTTTGAGTCTGGCCTGCTCTGCGCCGCAACCCACTCTCGCCAGAACCAGTTTCGCCCCTTCGGTGTTCCGATCAGCAGCGCGCCACCTTGCGTGTCCATCAGCATAGGTCTCAACACTTCGTACCACGCCACCTGCTGCACGTCACCCGCCTCATCGACGATAATATAAGCCGCTGTATGCCCACGAGCGTTCTCAGGATTATCCAGCGAACGGAAGATGATCTGCCCGCCGTCTCGTCGCCCGCCCGTAGCAGGGAAATTAACGGTCATCCTTGTGCGGTTGAACTCCGCTACCCCAGACGCCGCTCTCCACGTTTCTTCCCACGCCACATTCACCTGGCTGAACGTCGGCGCGCCCCACATCACAGGCTTACCATCCAGCGCATTCTCCACGGCAATTGTCATCGCCATTGTCGTCTTGCGCCACCTCCGGCCAGCAGACAGTACATTGATACGCCGCATTTCCTCGCGTACCCTGCGCTGCCCTCTGTGAGGCTGTGGTAATCTGATGCCCATTCCTACCTCATCAATACTGGTTGTTTCAACCAATGCGCCAGCCGCGCCTCTCCGATGTCGCAATATTCCGCTTCGCCCTCTATGCCTTCCACGTGCTCCCATCCAGCAAGGCCGCAACCAATCATTTCCGATGATACGCCGCAAAACGGAACCAGGATGCGCCGGTCGTAAATGTCCGGCGGAAGTAGCAGCGTGGCAAGATATTCGATGAGCTTGATGGGTTTACAGGTTGGATGGATGTTACGCCCCTCCAGCCCCGCGTCGCGTTCCTTCCTTGCGGCCTTCGCCTGATACCGCACGGGGTCGGACGCGGCTATCTGCTCCGCTACTTCGTATGACCAATCGGATTGATGGAAAAAGCGGGCGGCGGTGCCGGTGTCTGTATAGCCAACGGTATTTTGCGCTGGAGTTTCACTAACTGACCATGTGCGTTTAGAGCCATAAGGATTCTTGTGATTGCGTCGAATAGCAGAGCCGCCACTTTGCTCCCCACTCTGCTCCCCAAGTCGCCTTACAGGACAAGTCGGGGTGCAGTCCCATTCGTCTACCGTTTCGAGACCGTCGGCGTCAGCAATACCTGGATCATTCGATGGGCGTTGTGCCCAGCCGTTACCCATTGTTCCACCGCTGCCACATTGCGTATTTTGTGCAGCACCCCATACACCAGCCTTCACTCGCTTCGTGCCCACCCGCCTACATTCCGGGTCGTGAACGAGTACGAAATTGGAAGGCCAACGACCAACGCCTTCCGGTAACATCTTAGACCCGACGGCCCCGCCAAATATAGCACTGTTGGCCTGCGGCATATGATTCCTGCCCCCCTCACCGCGCTTGTCTCCACTTACTATGCCTATCCTTCCCCCGTCAATCCACAACGCCCCCGCGCCCGTCTCCGTTATGCAGTCAACCGGCTTGCCCTCGTAGGGCTTCTGGAATACGATGATTGGCTCGATTGCCGGCTTGAGAGCTTGCAAGCCGTAACGGTGGCCCTCAAATGCTGGATGATCGCCGTTCCTGCCAATGCGCGTCGCTTTCGGAAAAGATTGTCCTGTGGCCCAGCAGAATATCGTCGGGTGTATCCGCAACCCCGCGTCCTCGATTGCTACCGCTATCCGATGCCACGTGCGGCTCCCGCCGAACGCCATGCCGAACGCGCCGGGGTGCAGGTGCTCTGCTAACGCCGCCCATGTTTCAGGCTGGAACGACACGTCGCCGCCGTCCCACTTCTTGACCATGAAGCCGCCGCCCTTTACTCGCTGAAAGGGGTCTTCTCGCGTACCATTCCACTCACCAGCAGGCCGCTTTGTTCTTGGCTCATACAAATGATACGGTGGGTCACATAACAAAGCGTGGAATTTCGGGCCATCATACTCAGCCGCCCACTCTAGCACGTCCTGATTGTTGATTGTCCAGCTCACAAGCCCCCCAATGAAAAACAGCCCTTCCGAAGAAAGACTGCATGTTTGTCACACACCCAATGCACTTCACACGGCAAGTGAAACTTCCACCCGTCACTTCCCAACAACTCAGTCAAATCCCTCACAAAACGCGTGGCCGGTCTCCCGCATATCTCACATCTTCTTGTACGCTTCCCACGATACATGCGTCACCCGCGGCTCCCGCTCACACTCATCGCACAACCACACCTTCTCCCTCAATAGATGCCTGTGCCCGTGGAAACTCTCTACCACGTCATAGATCGAACGCGTCGCCTCTTCCCCGCACTCCACACATTTTTCCGTTTTCTTTTTCGGCATAATCTACTCCGGCGCTACCCACTTGCAGCAGGGACAACGTTTGACGCCGCACTGAATAGCCACATTGTCATGCAGCTTGACTAGACACCAATCGCTCGTCTTGTCGTCGTATATGATTGCGTTGTCTGAATCAATCAGCCTAGCACATTGGTGCGGCACGGGTATCGTCATCCCCCCAGATGTCTTTCTCTCTCACTTATGTACTTACAATCAGGACACTCAGGACAGGACGCTACCCACCGCTCAACAAGGTCAAGTAGCGTGTAGTTGAATCTCGTTGACCACCCATCCGGCGGCAAAACAGTCGCCTCTCTGTCAATATCCACATAGGATTGCTCACTGATACACCCGCACTCATCACACTCCCAGGTAATGTACACTCGGTCTATGTGAATCATATCTACCCCGAACCTTTCTCTAGGGTGCCATCACGCCATCCAGCACCTTGCGATACTCGCATATCCAATGCTCGTTACGCGATCCTCCGCTATACACAAAGTACTCCGTTTCCTATGAGCAAGCCCCGCCGAGAGCATTGTCTTCTGAAAGTACAAGCATTCTACCACCCCCAATGAGTTTTTTCTTTTTCAGTCAAAAGAGGCACTAGACGGGCCTAGGCGACATAAAAATGATCTTAACGCGTTATGTCACACGTTTCGCGGCGTTATGTTCACTACTTCGCGTTATGTACAGTTAAACGCCCGTTATCGTCAAGCTACACCACTATCAGATTGCATATTATCCGCATTATGTGGAGCCACTTGCGCGATACCTGGACATAACGCCCTGTGAGTCGTATTACGTCAAGTGGAGCAGCTCCCCGGTTCACCCGGTGGAGTGGCCCGGTATGTTCGCACTATATCTATTATGTTCACCCGCTCATCTGTGCTACATACTACATCTAGTATGGGGTATGCGAAAAGGTAGTCAAAAGGCGGGTTTTCGCGTGCCTTTTGAGGTATGCATACTACATGTAGTGGTATCACCTGTCACCATTCCAGGCGCCGACAGTAACAGAACATACGTGCTATAGTGCAGCCCTCACGTGTCACCAGGCACGCCCTGTGGCCCGTGGTGACGTTTATACGGTGAAAAGGTACAATCTACCATGCCCACATATAAAAGCGCGTGGCGAGCCTCTAAGAGGCATTACAGCGATAGTAGGACATAACGCGTTATTTGAGTGCGCACGCGAGAGAGGCGCT